GTATTTGATGACCTCTACATGTTCGGCAGAAGCATTGTTCACATCACAAGCAGGACTAGCGACGGATATCCAGCGTCCTTCCAACGCTTGCCTGCCGGATCAATTACAACCACCGATCAAGCCGGACCCGTCTGGTTCGCTCCAAGTAACGCAATCTTTTTCAACGGCGTAGAGCTAGACCCTAAAGATCTTCTACAAATACTTTCACCAACCACGGGACTGATCTACACCAGCGTGTCAGCAGTAGAAACAGCTCTCAAAGTAGAAGCAGCGCGCAATAGAAACGCCAGCTCATCAATTCCTGCCGGCATCTTGAAACAAACAGGCGGAGAACCATTGAGCGCGCAAGAACTAGCCGACCTTGCTGCATCATTCAATGCTGCTCGAGCAACTAACCAGACTGCAGCGCTAAATGAATTCTTGTCTTATGAAGCCACCACAATGAGCCCAGACAAAATGCTTCTTATTGAGTCAGCCAACTATTCCGCACTTGAGATGGCGCGCCTAGGCAATGTCCCGCCATACCTTGTCGGCGTAAGCACAGGCTCCTACAGCTACCAGTCATCCCAGCAAGCACGCGCTGACCTTTACATCTTCGGCGTGAAGCTCTATGCAGAAGCAATTGCGGAAGCGTTCTCACTCAATTCCGTTTTACCAAATGGGACTTATGTAGAATACGACGCAGAAGGATACTTAGAAGAGAACTACATGGCTGATCGTGAAGACGAACCAGTCGAAGAAAACACTCAAGAAAGACTGGCAAATTCATGATCAAACTAATTGCAGGAGACTTCACACTTGACGCTGCACAAGGCGATCAACCGCGTCGAAGCATCTCAGGGACAGCGGTTCCCTACAATGTGCCAGCAATAGTCTCTGATGGGACTGCCGTCATCTTCCGTCCAGGCTCATTGCCAGTCACAGGAAAAGCACCACGACTCTTCATGTATCACGACGCAAGCCAGCCGGTCGGCGTAGTGACTGAGCGTGTGGACACCGAACAGGGAATGATGTTTACAGCCAAGATCAGCGCCACCACGTTAGGCAACGACGCGCTAGTCATGGCTCAAGATGGCACCATTGATCAAGTGTCGGTAGGCGTAAATCCAGTCAAGTTCTCTTACGACGACGAGGGAACAATGGTCATTGAAGAAGCTAGCTGGATGGAGCTCAGCCTCGTCCCTATTGGCGCATTTGGCGACATGGCAAACATTGCTACTGTCGCAGCAAGTATCCACCAAGAACCCGAAGAAATAAGTATTATTGAAACAGAAGTCCAAGAACAGGAGCAAAATATGTCAGAAGAAACCGCACCAGCAGTCGAGGCAACAATCCCAACTGCACCAATATTTGCACAAGCCAAAAAGCAATTTGTCATGCCAAGCGCAGGAGAATTCATGGCTGCTTACCACATCGGTGGTGACACGTTCAAGAACATGAACGCTGCAGTAGCAGAACATTCAGCATCACAACGCACTGCACTACAAGCAGCTGCAGGAGATGTGTTGACTTCTGACACGCCCGGTCTGCTTCCAGTTCCAGTGCTCGGACCATTGGTGCAGGATCTAAACTTCTTGCGCCCTGTAGTCGAAGCCGTTGGCGCTCGCGCTTATCCAGATGGCGGACGCTCAAAGACTTTTATTCGTCCAACAATTACAACTCACACAAGCGTTGCAACACAGTCAACTGAATTGTCAGCTGTATCTGCAACGACAATGGTCATTGCCTCAAATTCGGTCAGCAAGACAACTTTGGCTGGACAGGTGAGTTTGTCCTCACAAGACATTTCGTTCACGAACCCCGAAGCAATGGGTCTGATCTTGAATGACCTCATGGGCGAATACATGATCGCGTCGGACAACAAAGCAGCAGACGACTTGCTCAGCGCAGCAAACTCGTCTGGTGTTTGGGACGGAACAGTTGCAGACTTGCTCAAGTCCGTTTATGACGCTGCAAATGACATCTCAGCAAACCGAAACTGGATGCCGACACACATGTTTGTGTCAGTAGATGTTTGGTCACAACTCGGTCAGCTTGTTGACACGACAAACCGTCCAATCTTCCCATTCATCGGTGCAGGACTAACCGGTCAAAACGCACTCGGCGGCGGAAGTGCAACATCATGGAACGGAACACCACTCGGCTTGCAGCTTGTAGTGGACAGCAATTTCGCTGCCAAGACCATGATCATCACCCGTGTCGGTCAAGGTCAAGGCGACGCTTACGAGTTCTACGAAAGCATCCAGGGACTCCTTAGCGTTGACACGCCTTCAACTTTGGGCAAGACCATGAGTTTCCATGGCTATGTTTCAACCTTCGCTGCAATCGGTGGAATGATCCGCAAGATCACTCAGGCTTAGTCGAGAGCGGAGCATCCGCTCATGGCTGTTTACAGCGTTACCCAAAAGTATCTAATTGATAACTACGCCGTACTGCAACTCCTGACCCCCAGCGAGATTGCAGTCGGCGAGTCAATTACGGTCGCATCAGTAGATGCAACATTCAACGGCACCTACACAGTGCGCGCACTGCCACAGTATCTCTACATCGGCATTGATACCGAAGGTGACTTGCTCTATGACTATCAAGTTCCTGTGCAAAATCAGGTGCTCTATGCCAAGACCGCAAGCGATGTCACTCGTGTTGCAGCAACCGGCACAATTACCTACACCCAGACTTGCACGTGGATCACAAGTCAGAACATCCTTGACTGGCTCGGCATAACTGTCGCGACAGCTGGAGATCAAACCTTCACGACAACTTGTGCTGCAGCTGCTAACGCATTCTGCTACAGGCGCAGGCAAGAAGCCGGATACATTGACTTACTGACCACAGTTCCATCTCAAGATGTGTACCTCGGCACCGTGATGTACGGCGGAATGCTTTACAAATCCCGCGGAACCGTAGATGTATTTTCGAGCTTTCAAGACATGGGCCAGACACCAGTCGTCGGAATGAACGGTCAGATCAAACAACTCCTAGGCATTGATCGCCCAGCCTGCGCATGACAGTCTCCAACTACACCGACCTCTTCAACAATGCGATGAGCGCGCTGGGAACGAAACTGGCGACAGCAACATCCTTGCCAATTGTGACGGATCCCCGAAACTTGCGACCCCCGTGTGTTTTCATCTCGGCACCATCGTTCACAATGTGGAACTACAACATCGCAAAAATGACCTTCCCCGTTCAGATCATCTCAATGGGTCCGGGCAACTCAGACGCATTGGGTAACATCTTGAACATGGCTGCAGCAGTAATGACCGCAAATGTCGGAGCAACATCAGGATCACCAACCAGCGTCGATGTCGGTGGCGTAGTCCTGCCGGCATATGAGATGATGATTGAAGTTCAGGCGCAGACCGCATGAGCTACAGAATCGCATCCGAGAAGCTTGGCAAGATCGGTGATGTGTACGTGCCGAAGGCTGGGATCAATGTTGCCGCGCTTTTGGCTGGTGGCTTCATCACAGAGCTTGCTGAGGTATCAACCACAGAAGAAGAAAAACCTGCTAAAACTAAATCCAAGAAAGCACCTAAGGAGTAATCAAAATGGCGACACAAACTTATCTCTCAAGCCCCGTGACTTTGGTCAATGCCATTGATCTCAGCGATCAGTGCACAGGCGCGACAGTAAACATCAACTATGACCAGCTTGAAGCAACAGCATTCGGTGACAGTTCCCGCAAGTATGTTTCGGGTCTGGGCTCACACTCAATCACCCTTGACTTCTATGCGAGCTTCGCAGCCACAGAATCATGGATCACCCTTTCATCGTTGGTGGGCACTAGTACGACAGTCATTGTGCAACCGACAGCTGGTGCAGAATCGGCAACGAACCCGAAGATGACTTTGACCGGATGCTTCTTGGCAACCGTTCCAGTCGTAACTGCGTTGGGTGCTCTTGGGACAATTTCAGTGACTTTCAACGGTGGTGTTTATACCACCGATGTAACCCCAGCATAAACCTGACCGCAACTCGGTCCGACACGAAAGCGAGAAGAAATGAAACTGCACCTCAAGGTGACAGAAGAAGGCAAAGACCCATACGAAGTGACGACCAACCTCGTCACATTGGTTGCATGGGAACGAAAGTTCAAGCGCAAAGCATCAGACATGGCGACCGGTGTCGGAGTCGAAGACTTGGCATTCTTAGCATGGGAAGCTTGCAAGCAAGCCAAGATCGTGGTGCCGGGTGAGTTTGACAAATACATTGCAAAGCTCATCTCGGTAGATGTGGTCGCTGAGGAGATTGAAAACCCTACCCAAGCGGAACTCACAGAAGGCTCCTAGCAGAGTTACTAGTTGCTCTTTCGTGGGCTCCGCGCTTTTACTCAGAAGAGTTTGACACCGCCGACCTACTCACTGTCACTACTGTGTTAGAAGAA